GAGGGTAGGGATAGCAAAGTTTACTTAAACTAGTAAACCTGCAATGATAGTAGGGTCAATTTCGTATGCTAAAGTTTCATTTTCAGCGACCATCGTAATGGAATATTTACTACCGTCAGCCTTCGCAGTTCCACTTCCTTCAGCAACAGCCGTTACTTGTGCAGTTGGAAAATACCAATACTTACCGTTAGCATCTAAAACGATTACTGCAAGATCTCTTTGTCCTTCTCCTAAGATTTTGATTGAACGAGATTTCGCTGCTTCACGTCTGTGAAACATTAGTGTAATAGTTGCAGTTACAAAAGATGAGCCATTGATTAAATCATTAGCTTGGTCTTCTGTGTACATTCCTGTGTTACGTTTGAACTCAAAAGGAATGAATGGTGCAGATGTAGTCATCGCAGTTACTTCCCAGTTAGCATCGTCTACAGTTACTGAAGTTACTTCGCCTTGGTCGTTTATGAATACTGTTTGGATACCACCGATATTATTGTCGCATCCTTTAGTTATTGTCGTTATTGTGTTACAAATTGGCATAATTTTTTATGTATTAAAAAAGGGGTTTATTTTTTCCAATCTTTGTTTATATAAGTTTTTAATCTATGACAATTGGCACATAAAGTTTGAAGATTTGATGTTTCGTTATTTTTGTTATTACCATCTATATGGTCAACATCTAATTGACATATATGTAATGGAATAAACCCACAACTTGAACATTTACTTTCTAAAGATAATCTATATCTTCTTTTTTTAAATGTTCTTCTCTCCATACTGCTCCACTTACATTTTCTACTACAAAATCTTTTATTTGATTTTAATATAAATGTATTGTCACAATTTTTATACTCACAAACTTGCATTAGACATCAACTTTTAATAAGTAAATATACAAATAATAATTGATATTTTTAAAAAAGGGGTAGCTTTTTTATTTAACTACCCCACCCCTCTCTAGTTAGTAATTAGTTCTTAAGAATAAAGAACGATTTCTGTTGGATTAGTATACCAGAATCCTACCTTCAAGTTAGCACGAGTTCTCAAATATGGCTCAGCAACTGTATCATTCAAGTTAACTGCTCTTAATGCTTTAGCATCAGCTTCAGAATCAAATGCATAAATCAAGTTGTTCTTCAAAGTAAGAACTGCAGTATCGTTAGGAAGACCTTCAGCAACTACCATCTTAATACCTAAGAAAGTCAAAGCAAGAGGAGTAGTAACATAAGTTTGAGTGTTACCTTGTGCAGCAGCTAATTCATAAGCAGTAGCAATGTTAGAAGAAACATAAAATCTTAAGTCAGCTTTCTTACGTTTAATAGTAGCAGGAGCAGCATTCAAAATCAAAGTTAATTGTGCAATAACGTTTGTTGCATCAATAGATACATTAGCAACATCAACTACTGCAGCATCAGCTAATAATCTCTTAAGATATCCATCGCATAAAGAAAGTAATGCATCTACAGAATCTGTGTCACCTTGCCATCTTAACAACTCAACATCTTCACCAATTTGCATCGACATAGTTTCCCAGTAGTAAGACATAAAACTAGCAACTTCAAAACTTCCGTTAGAACCTGCAGCCATTTGCAAAGAAAGGAATGATTGCTCTAAGTCGAATTGACAGATTTGAGCCATAGCAGATAATGCACATACGTCAATATCGATTGCATCTAATGAATCGGTAGGTGCAGAGAATGCACAAGTACTTGATTGTAGGATAGAGCCAAAAGCAACATTAGCTAATTTAGTAGCTGACTTGATACCAGGCAAAGTACGGTAGTTGTCTACAATATCTTCAGTAATATAAGCACGAGAATAAAACTCGTTAGGATTAGCACATAAAAGTGCGTTTGTTTCAATATCTAAATTGAATTTTAAGTTTCTTGACATTTTTTTAGTCTTTATTAAATTGATTAAACTTCATTAATTTTTCGTGAGCAGTTAATTTTTGCTCGGTAACATCCGTAATCGCTTCTTCTTCAAGCGTTGGAATCATTGCTTTTACTTCTGCAATAAGTTGAATTAGTTCGTTGTATTTTTCATCGATTGCAGGCATAACGATTGCTAGGATAGCTTCAGCATCAGCAGTTGGGTCGACAGACATTTCTTCTTCTTCGACAACTACTTCTTCTTCTACTACTTCTTCAGCCATTACTACCTCTTCTTCAACTACTTCTTCAGCTACTACTTCAGTTGCAGGTGCATCTTTCACTTCAACAATTTCACCGTCTTTGACAACGTAGATTTTGCCTTCAATCAGATGTTCTCCGTCAGGTAAATTCATACTATTATTTATTATTTGATTACTATTTAATTTCAATCCTAAGAATCCTTCAATAGAGAATCCTAACTGCTCACTTTCAACAAGTTTATTGTAATACTCTTTGTCAGTAATTTGAGCAGTCAACATCAAAGTTCCTTTAGGCACTTCAATACCGTAAGAACTATATGCTTTATCAGATTTAGGATTCTCAACTATCCAACTTTCTAGAATGTATGCTGGTACTGTTTGCCCTGCGTCATGTTCTAAGTTGAAAAGATTTTTATTGTTTAGATTCTGCATAAAATCAGAGTATATCGTTTCAATCTCTTGCTCAGAAAATTGAACGTAATATTCTCCTTCTTCATCGTTTCTATAAATATCCATTGGAATCATAGCAGGTGCTACAATTCTCATCTTTGGCTCATCAGCAAACTGCATTACTTTAGTATGACTATTAAAAGCCATACCTTTGACTAAGATAGCAGGTTTAGAAGTGAAGGCAACCTGTTCAATTCCTAGTACTTCACCATCAGAATATTCTTCGTCAATCGTAACTTTAAAAATAGGAATGTCA